AATTAAATTGAATATTGATTATTCAGATTTCAATAATTTTGTATTTTACAGTTCAGCCACAGAACGTTTATCTAATTTCAAATACAAATTAGAATTATTAGAATACTATAGTTCACAAAGCTCCGCAGTTTCTCAATTATCTGGTAGTGTTGCTACAACAAATGCTACGGATTATACGACTCAACGTACTAATCTTATTAGTGGATTTGATGCATTCGAACAATTCTTATACTATGAATCGTCATCCATATTAACTACATACACATTACCGTTAGAATCTGCAACAGTACCACAAGTTACCGGCAGTTATATTTCACCAGCACCAAAGTTAACCAGCAACAAACCATATACCCTAGCTTCAGTTAGCAGCGCTGCGTTTAACAATTGGTTTGATGGGTTGTATGCATCTGCAAGTTTATATGATGATCGAAACTATAACTCATTGCTTAAAGCGACTCCTGAATTTATTCGTTTCGATTCCAAAAATGAAAATTTATCTACATTTGTTAACATGCTTGGTCATCATTATGATATACTTTACACGTATATTAATCATATGACTAAAATTCATAAGCGTGAAGAAAATCCTAAATTAGGTATGCCAAATGAATTGCTATATTCTGTAGCAAAACAGTTTGGGTGGAACTTGACAGATGGAAATCAATATCAAGATTTGTGGCAATATGTACTAGGAACATCAGAAGCAGGTATTCCATTAACAGGATCTAACACGGTAGGTGATCCTTCAGTGCCAGGCCGAGATATGACTTACGCAGTTTGGCGCCGCATAGTTAACAACTTGCCAATGCTGTTAAAAACTAAAGGAACCAAACGCAGTGTACAAGCATTGTTATCATGTTATGGTATTCCGCAATCAATGATAACTATCAAAGAATACGGCGGTCCTAGATCAGAACGGGCACCGGTATATGAAAAATTAAACTTTGATTATGCATTAGATTTAAGTGGTAGCACATCTGGTATTGTTACTACCAATTATTCGCAATCAATTAATACTGTAGAACTTCGTTTCCGCACAGCTGATGTAGTTACTAATCCAGCTATGCCTAGCACAATGAATTTATTTACAGTTGGTAACAACACTGTATCATTGGATTTCGTTTCTGGAAATAAAGCATCAATTCGTATTAACAATTCTAGCTCAGCTGCAATTGAAATGTATGACGGGGGATGGTTAACTGCTATGCTACGAACATCTGGTAGCAAATTAGAAGTAGTAGCTAAGCGTTCCAAATACGGCAAAATTGTTGCTGCAACTACCGCATCTACCACTGCGTCATTTCCGTATTCAGCATCTGTAATTATTGGTGGAACTGTTAGTGGCTCACGGTTATTAGGACAAGTTCAAGAATTAAGACTGTGGTCTAGCAGTTTATCGGATTCTGCATTTAACAATCACGTTAAAGCACCAGCAGCTTATGATGGTAATGTTGATGCCTACACCGAGTTGGTATATCGTTTACCATTAACACAAAAAATTAATCATGCTACAACATCCAGTTTAACTGGTGTTCAACCAGTACCTAATACAATATCATCTTCATTTACATCATGGACTTTAAATACTCCATATGATTCGGTTGAGGAAACATATTACTATGATGGTATATCATTAGCTGCTGGTACATATGATGACAACAAGATTCGTTTAGAAGACAACGAATTAATCGGCGTATTAGATGTTAAAACTAGAGCAGAACGTAGTCAATTTGATAAAGCTCCTTTAGATAGCAATAAACTAGGTGTATATTTTTCACCTCAAACAATGATTGACGAAGATATCATTGCACAACTAGGTTTTGTTGAACTAGATGATTATATCGGAGATCCAGGTGATGTTGAATCTAGATCATATCCTAGATTAATACAAAAAGCACAAGACTATTGGAAAAAATACACTGATAAAAATGATATAAATGCGTATATTAAAATATTCACAATGTTTGATTTATCATTCTTCCGTCAATTGGAGCAATTGTTACCAGCACGCGTTGATGAATTGACGGGTATTTTAATTCAACCAAATATTCTAGAGCGTAGTAAAGACACAGTCTTACCTAGCATTTCCAATGTGAATTCTACTTATAATGCAGTAATTCAAGCAACCCAACCTACAGCATCAGCAGATTATTTATATTACTTTGGAGAAACAAATGTTAGAATTGCAACATTAACTGCCGAAGATGACAATCAATGGCAAGCATATCTAACAGCATCTAGCAATGAAAAATATAATGGAACAACGTATTCATATGATTATTTATATTGGAATGGATCTTCATATATTACAGCTTCTACACCATATTGGAGAAGTCAATCAGAATTGCCGGCAATTTTTACATCTGCTGCGTCTGAATTTCGTTTAATGTCCGGGTCTACCTTTGTAACAGGATCAAAAACATGGACAGGTAGTTTTGCACAAAGTGTTGATTACTTGCCACAAGGTCTTAACAACCAAAGATATGCTGGATCAAAAATGACATCGCCGGCGTTTAATGTAAATTCTACACAAACTGTAGATGGTAAGCCAGTAGTTGAATGGCGTGAAACTAATCCGAATCAATTGATATATCAAACCAATGGTGACCAAGGCAGTTTTGTTTTGGTATAATTTTTTAAGATAACATATTTATATAAAATAGGAATAAAACATGGGATATTTAGATAATAGTTCTGTTACAGTTGATGCGATTTTAACTCTTAAAGGTCGCGAACTATTAGCAAAAGGAGGTAATTCCTTTAAAATTACGCAATTTGCCTTAGGCGATGATGAGGTTGATTATTCATTATGGAATCCAAATCATCCATTAGGAACTAACTACTATGGAGTTATCATTGAGAACATGCCAGTTACCGAAGCAATTCCAGATGAAACTCAAGCTCTTCGTTCTAAACTAATCACATTGCCAAAACAAACAACAAACATCCCGGTAGTTACTGTAGGTAACACTTCGATTACATTGTTAGCACCTGGCGATAATTCAGCAATTACACCGAATACAAGTAATTTACAAGGTGGTAATTCAAATTTAGGATACACTGCAATTCTTTCAGATTCTACGGTAGCTGACATTCAGATTACCAGAGCCCTACAAAATTCAGTGCTTCCATCGACGCCTCGTTTTATTGGTGATAATGAAGATGCCCAAAGTGTCGCAGTTTCTGGATTTGAATTCCGAGTTATTGCTAAACCACAATACGTTTCTGACAAAACTGCTACTATTACTGTGATTGGTAATGAAACTGGTGGTAGTGTAACAATTAATTTAACAGTTAAGAAAGTTACTGCGGTAACCGTATAATAAAAAAGAATGATATATGAAAGATCTTATTAAGAATCTAAAAAATCAACCTGCAATTGGAGGTCTTCCTCCACGTCCAACAACTACTACGGTTAGCACTACCACAGATACTACTACAGCATCGTCTGGTCGAGCAATTGCTGGTCAAATAAGCAATTCACAAATTGATGCTGTAAATGCACAGGTTCAACAGTTAGCTCAAGAATTAGCAAATCAAATAATTGCAGAACAACAACAAACACAGATTATCGCCCGTAATGGTCGTGTATTCACAAAGTTTGATCAGCTTAATGATGTAGTTGCAAATCAAACTGAAACAGTAACTGCAGGTTTATGGAGTGATGATGTAGCTGGATTAACTACATATTTTAGTTCATCTGCACAAACAACTACACAACGACGATACTATGTAGATGTATATCAATCAAATCCGGACGCAACTGGATCAGCCGTTCAATTCTCATTAGCATATGGTCATGCATTAGGTAGTGGATCATCTGCACAAGGTACACTTAATGATTCACCTTCCCGAGCAATTTATTCGCAGTATCGTCAACTTTTACTAAGTGCAAATACATCCAGATTTATAACAGCTGGCTCAGGAAGTACAGATCATATTTATGCACTTAATTTTAAACGTAATCGTTTACGTGAAAGATTGGATGCTGGAAATTTTGAACTTCCATTAACATCGATTACATCTAGAGCGACTAACGCAACTGGGTCAGTAGTTACTGGCAGTAGTGTAATTAAACTAATCGATGATTCGTCGATTGTTTCTGCAACTGTTGGTGATTCTGGTCGAGTTTATAATATCGTGTCTGGTTCATTGACTAATGGTGTTTATAGTTCAGCAGCGCCGGTATATTATGGATTAGCATACCCAGATCATGGAGTATTAGTTTTTGATGCAAAAATGCTAGATCAACAATTAGGTTTTGCTACAAATACTGGATCAAACTCAGAAGGTAATAATCATTTTGTATTATATCATTCAATAAAAGGAGCTGGTGGACTTAGCAATGAATTTTTAGCTCGTAACTCTGAAAAAATTACTAGCACACATTATTTTGTGCGAATTAAAAATGCAGAATACAACTTCTCAAACAACCCTTCATTTGTTACCGGTAGTGTAGGTCAAATATCACAAACTACATTTGTAGGTGATCCTAAAACATATATTACAACAGTAGGATTGTATAATGATAGTCAGGAATTGTTAGCGGTTGCTAAATTAAGTCAGCCGTTATTAAAATCATTCCAGCGTGAAGCTCTTATCCGAGTGAAATTAGATTTCTAAAAAAATACCACTGAATTAAGCCCTGTTATATTTATTATAAATGTAGCAGGGTTTTTACTGTATGGCAGAAACAAGATTATCAAACATAGATACATATCAAGGTGTTTATCCTAGTGTGTTTAAAAAAATTGACGGAGCTGATATCACAGTTAATCCGTTTCAAACATACAAACTATGGAATATATATTCTGGAAGTACGACCTCATATTGTTTACCATTAAAGGGAGTATATTCTCAAACTTTACCAACAATTGGTACTAGTACCGGATATAATACATCGATAAATGTAGATAATAGTTTACAAACAGTAACATATTTTTCTGTCAATCATTTATTTTTCAAATATAAAGATCAGCCGTATAATACATTTGGACCTACAGATCTTAACAGAACTAAAAAAGCATTGTTTCAGTCAGCATCTGTGCTTTCATTTCCGCAAATACGAATTGGTGAAGGAATAAAACCTGGCTCATTTGCAATGACATCTAGTTATGCATCGTCTGCTGCAGGTACCGTGTATGGCTCTGGTACATATGGAACAAGTTCGTATGGTTCAACGGTTACTACTTATATAAGTTCAGATCGATATGGCAATGTTTATGATGCGTCGTATAACACTGCGTCTATTATTCCAAATGTTATGTTTTATGAAGGATTTAATGAATACTTTGATACAACTCGTGTTTCATATGACTCTGCCGGCGTAACTTATGTGCCAGGTATAATTATATCATCACATTCAATTGGTTTAGCTGCAAAATTTTCTGGAGCTGGGTATATTGATACGCCGCTTAATGGATATTATGATCGCGATCACGGGTATGCAGTTTCATTTTTTATATCTGCATCGAATCCAACGGCTACTAATAAACTTGTTGCAGCAAAAGCATCAGGTAGCATTACTGAACAATACCCATTCCGCATAGAATTAAGTGGAAGCAATCAAATAGTATTTTCAGCTGCAGGTAGCCGTACATTTAAGGCACAAATTACTTCATCTGCTACGGTTACTCAATGGACGCATATACTATGTCAAAAGTCAGGTAGCAGTTTGCAGATGTATGTTAATGGGGCTTTACACGCGTCGACAACTAGCAATTTGCTTGTTAATACATTTTCTCCATTTACTGCTTCAGCTCGTATTGATAACACTGATAGTTTGAAAATTGGAGGATATAATACAGCCGCTTCAAATTTAACTGGTGTTGTAGATGAACTTCGAATTTATAACAAAGTATTAAGTAGTACTGAAGTTGGATACTTGGCCGATATCAACGAGACCGGTTCATATTTACAAACCAATGTGATTGGATCAGTGTTTGCTAAACAAGGCTTGGTTGTGATATCAACACCAGATTATCGTTTTAATGACATACTCGAAACGCCATACACTGCAAGTTATCGTAGCACACTAACTACATATGAATTAGGAGTAGTTACCAAAGTTGATGCTGGTGATTTTAACATGTCACTTAACTCAACTCTTACCGCAGATGATGATACTACATATTATTCATTTGTTACAGGTAGCGATTTTGCACCGTACATAACCACAATTGGATTGTATGATGATTACGGTCAATTGTTAGCAATCGGAAAATTAGCACAGCCCATTAGAAAACGAAGTGATGTAGATACCAATTTCTTGGTTCGCATTGATATTGATAAGAATATAGGATAAACATGATACGCTTAAAACAACTACTACGTGAGATTGCAAACCCAGATATTCAGCAGTGTCTAGACAAAATACAACGCAAAGAATTTCGTTTGATTGGTGCTGGTGACAATGGTCGAGTGTATGAAATTGACGGTGAAGACAAAGTTTTTAAGATTACCAAAGAACAAGACGAATATGTTGTTGCTGAACGTGTAGTTGATCGATACAAAGACTTTACATGTTTTATTCCGGTATATTATGTTGATGGAAAAAACATGTATATTATGGCAAATGCTGAACCGTTACCTGATACTACTAAACAAACTATAGATAGTTTTATGCGCAAGTATGCCGCATTTGCCCGAGAAAATGGAGGCGAAGTTTCAGTGTTTGATTTTATTGCAGAAACAAATGACACAGACCCGGTATTGGATAATTTTTTAAACACATTGCAGTTTGAAGTTGAAAAATTAAACATCCCGGATATCGAATTAGATTTAGATTTTCGTTCTGAGAACATTATGTTGTGGAATGGGAATATGGTACTAGTTGATTGGTAATAGATATTTATTATATATGAAGAAGCACACATTAGAATACATTATACAGAACGCATTACACGAACAAACAGCTCGTGTTCGGGTTGTAATCAAACAGAGATTTGGTTCGTCAGATGACCAATTGGATGCCCGGGCTGCGGGTGCAGTTTATGGATTTCGTATTAAAGCGTTTGCAAAGAAAACCGATGATCGTGTAGCTACACAATCTGAAGTATATCGTGCAATTGGTATATATGCCATGAAAGATGCAACTATTGCTAAGTATGGAAATCGAAAATATGTGATATTGATCAGTGATGACCAACGGGATGCGGAACGTAATTACTTGTATACATTTTGGGTGTTTCCTGCTGTGTATTTTTATGATAAACTACAGAACATATACAAAACAAATCATCTCGACCCTTCGAAGGGCGATGTTGTTACGATAAACGCAGGTGTACCTTTCCGCATTGGCGATGCACATATGTGCCCATTTAACTACGTAAAAACTCATTTACAAGGTCAAGATAAATATGAGTTAGACCCGATCAAAGTTAAAGAATTTGTAAAGTGGGCAAATCAAGTTAATCGAATTAATAAGCCAATATCAGATGATGATATGCAGGCACCGGATTTAACAAATTTACCGGATGTAGTAAAAACATCAGAAAATTATAAAATTGGTTTCGATGTTACTAGTCCATGGTATACTGAATTGCAACAGCCATATGGATATTTTTTTATTGGTACCTTGAAAATGCCAGGCTACATACCATTAGAAGGAACGGTTATAGATGGTGCAAACAGTTTAACTAATCCTAACTTGAATGATGTGTTGTTTAAAGGCGTATTCAAAAGGACAGATGATACATACGAGGCCGAAGTTGTTCCAGGGAAAGGCGATGCTCTAGGATTACCGTTTAAACAACTGATAGATGGTAAACAAAGGATTGTGCGTTTTACCGGTAAAGTTGATAACGGATATCCCCTTGAAGGTAAAGTTTATCTTGATGGTACCAGAGAATTTGAAGGTATGTTAAATAAGTTTGAGTTTTGGAATGGTGTATACCGTGAAAATGGTGTTGTAACTAAATACTATGAAAATGGAGTACAATACGATTCGGAATTTGATGGTTTAGTT